ACTCTCGATGACGGTACGTTTATCGATGTTCAGGTGAGGCTCTCGCGCACGGGTGACACGCAAATGTTTATCGGCGTGTATGCGCCGGCTGGCACTGCGCTTCACGAAGAGGCTTTCGACTCCCGCCCAGGCGAGTCGATGACCAGAGCACTGGCTTGGGGCGTGGGGCGCGCTCGCCGCATCGCTACCGAGGGCCTGGCTGCAACGGATAAGCACGCGGCCTGCTCTAAATAGAGGGGCGAGGGGTTACAGCTGGGTGGAGTACAAATGTGCTCCGGTCAGGGTTTGGCGCCGGCCAGTTCGGTCTTGCCGCCGCAGACATCGCACGGACGGGCCGTTGGCTGCTCCAGCTGGCAAGGTCGACAGTCCCAGATCGTCGGGCCCGGCTCTGCGCGGGCGTCGATACTGCGCGACTCGACCAGTTCTTCGCGCAGCGATGCGATCAAGCTCCTCTGCTGCTCTATGACGGTGCGCAGCCGCTCAACCTCGCCAGGATCGGCGTGGGTGTAGAGCGGTAGCATCTGAATGCCCTCTCTCTGCAAGTCGCTCGCATGATCGGCATGAGTGGTGAACTCCTTGCCGTCGTCGTGAGCCCAGCCATACGGCTCGCCCTGGCGCTGCTCGGCAGGCGCTACGCCGGACATCGGCCCCAGGCCAACAATCGGCAGCCCAGTCGCCGCCGCATCCCTCTCTGCCTCTTCTTTGGTCCACCAGATGGCAGTACCAACCATCCAGGCTATCGGCTCGGCATGCGGCTGCTGCGCTGGCTGGTCCAGCAGTGCGCGGATATCCTGATAAGCTTGGCGAAAGGACGCATAGACCTCCGGCTTTCAGCTGCCATCTTTGAGTATGTTTTCGAGCGTATAGCGCGGCACGCTTACCATATCGATGATCCCCTCGATATGGTCATGCTGCTCGATGGTGCTGGATCGGTTTTCTGTGGGCATGGGATACCTCGCCGTTCGGCGTCAAATTGATTCGAGATAGGCAGCTATGAATTGCGTTGCCGCTTCAGCATTGATGGCGTTTCCGTAGGCGCGCAGGCGTCCCACTCGGCCGGCAACCCCATCAGCCAGCGGGAATGTGCCGGATTCAACTGGGCGCCACTTGGCATCTCGGCAGAGGAGCCAGTCAGAAGCTGACCACAGTCCGTTAACCGGGCCGGGCCCACTATCTTCGCCAGATCGTGCAAGCCAGGGCCCCGGTCCCGGCCATCCATCCTCATGCCCCTGTTCGCCATCCCCCCGTTCGTGTTCGATGCCAGCGGGGTTGGCCAGCCGCACAGATAGGCTTGCCGTGGCAGCTGGTCCACTCGATCGGCCCCGTCCCGCTGAGCCACCATCCCCGGGGTGTCCTTGTGGTCGCGCGTCGTTGGCGTGACCCACCCAGAAAAGTCGGTCTCGGATGTGCGGCGCGCCGACGCCCGCAGACGGGAACGCGATGGCCCCAAAGGCGTAATCCATGGCTTCCAGGTCAGCGTGTACAAGGTCGACCCAAGGTTCGACAGCCTTGCTTGCAACCTGCTCTCCAAGGACGACTGGAGGCTTTCGCTGCCTGATGAGCCAGGCGAAAGTTGGCCAGAGATGCCTTGAGTCCTCAAACCCACCTCCAGCGCCTGCCGCGCTGAAAGGCTGGCAGGGGCAACTGCCGGTCCAAACAGGAAGGTCATCTGGCCATCCGGCTCTTCGAAGAGCGAGAGACCAGACGCCGATGCCGGCGAAGAAATGGCACTGGGTGAATCCGAGAAGATCGCTTGGCCGGACATCCTCGATGCTCCTTTCATCTACGACGCCTGGCGCTATGTGGCCGGCGTCTATCAGGTTGCGCAGCCACTGAGCCGCGTATGGGTCGATTTCGTTGTAATACGCAGCCATGCGACTCCTCGCCGGGGAGGCGTTATCGTTGAATAGGGGAAGGCGCCGCGTGGCGCTCGTGGTTCTGGTGAGCTATCAATTCATGGCTGATTCGACCTGTGGAGGTCGCCATGACACTGAAAAGCGATACCGAGGCCCTTGCCTCGATCGAGGAAGAAGCCCAGGCAATGCTGAAAAAGATCGGTCTGCCGGATGACCAGCTGAAGAAGGAAGTGGTCATCTGCCTGCGCCAGATCATCGTCATTGCCCGCTACCGAAAAGGCCTGGGCGCCGACCCTGTCGTTGAATAGGGGAAAGAGCTGCCGGGCAGCGCGGGGTCATGCGTTGGCGAGCAACAGCAGGCCGGTATCGTCCGGGTCGTCTCCTAGCATCAGGTCAGGGGCTCGCAGCTCTCGGCCAATGCGGAACTGGTCAAGACGCCGCGCCACGAAATCCGAAACAACAATTTCGTGGCGCGGCGCACTGAGGAAGTGGCGGGCCGCTTCAGGCCCTAATTCATGGATGCGGTGGATCAGCAGGGTCATTGCCTCGCCGTTTTCCTCGACCTGGGCCCATTCCATGATTTCGGCCAGGGCTTGGCGGGTGCCCGGGCGGGCTTTCATGCGCAGGTCTTCTTCCTGCAGGCGCTCGGCCTTGGCCCTGCGCTTCTCGTCACGCTGCTGCTGCGTCAGAGCCATCATCGCCTCCATTGCGCACAAAGCTGGTGCCTGGCCCGATGTCGAGCAGGTCGCACACCCGGTTGATGATCTTGAGCGCAGCCGCAAACACCTCGGCATCGTCTGGCTCGCGGGCTAAGCGCTTCATGTTCGGCTGATGCTCCAGGCAAACCTTGTCGACCAGGCGCCGGGCCAGTCGGCGCAGGTGATCGGCGCTGTCGTGCTCCCGCAGGCTCAGCGCGAAGGCCAGGGCCACATCATCAGGCCGGTACTGGCCGCCGCTGCGGGTGTTGTACAGCTTCTTGACCGGCCGATTCATCCAGGCCGGCAGGGTTACCACTCCAGAGGGTGCTTTCTGCATGTCTGTGCTCCGTTAGGCCGCTGGGCGGCAGGTGGAACTGTTCTTGCCGCCGGCGCTGGCGGACCAGGTTGTTGATGCGCTTCATGTGCCGCGTGCCGTGTCGATCTGGTCGGTTATCTCGACCAGCTGCTGGGTCAAGTTCTCGATTGTGGAGGCGCCTCGCACTCGCTCGGCGCGGCTCCACTGGCAGCTACGGTTGAAGAGCAGCCGCAGATGATGCTCCAGCTCCTTCTGGCGTCGAACCAAGTCGGGAATGATTGAGATGGCCATCGCTATCCACCTGCCAGGTGGTGGAGCGGGGCGAACGGGATGTCGTCGTCGAAGCTTTCCTGGTCGGGCGGCGCGGCCTGCTGGTTCTGGTGCGGCGCCTGGCGCTGCTGGCTGTACTGCTGGCGAGGCTGCTGCCGTTGCTGCTGGGGCTGGCGCTGTTGCTGCTGGCCGCCGCCCTGATTGTCAGGCCGGCCGCCAAGCAGCTGCATGGTGCCGTTGATGTCGACGTGCACCTCTGTGGCGTAGCGTTTGATCCCGTCTTTTTCCCATTCGCGGGTTTTCAGCTTGCCCTCGATGTAGCACTGCGACCCCTTGCGCAGGTACTCGCCGGCGATCTCAGCGACCTTGCCGAACAGCACCACGCGGTGCCATTCGGTCTTCTCGACCTTTTGCCCGGTCTGCTTATCGGTCCAGGCCTCGCTGGTGGCCAGGCTCAGGTTGGTGACCGCGTTGCCGTTCGGCAGGTAGCGGACCTCTGGATCCTGGCCGCAGGTGCCGACCAGGATGACTTTGTTTACTCCGCGAGCCATGTTGCCTCCTAGCGCTGCAGTGCTTTGCGAACGAACGGGTCGAGGTCAGGTTGGTTGAGCAGCCAGCGGCGGTAGTCGGCCGGCAGATCGCTGAACTTGGTGCCGCGGTGCTTGCCGAAGCCGATCACGGTCGGGATGCGGGCATCTTCGGAGATACTCCAGAGTTCTTCCCAGTCGGCCACCGGGCGTCCCAGCTCGCCAGCCAGGGCATCGAGAATCTTGACCAGCAGCAGTCGGCAGTTCTTCACATCATCCAGGGCCGCGTGGGCATTGCGGAGCAGGCCCGGAGCTTGCTCGCGGTAGTGCAGGTAAATCATCGCCGACTGCGAATGAGAGTCGGCGTCTGGCCACAGTCGGCGGCTCAGGGCTGCGGTGCAGATCCGCTTGATCGCTGGCTGGCCGATGACGCCCCAGTCGTAGTCGACGTTGTGACCGATCAGATACTCAACCTCGGTAGGCAGCGCGAACTCGGTATGGTCCGGGCAATCCGCCAGTTCCTCATCAAGGATGTGGCTGGTGGCCAGGGCGCCGAGCTCAATCGGCTTGCCCGGTTTATAGCGCTGCAGGAATTCGCCAGCCACTGGCAGGCCGGGGATCGCTGCAAGTTGCAGCCAGGCGGCCTCTACCAAGTGCGGCTCGTTGAAGCCAGTGGTCTCGCTGTCGAAGATGAAGGCATTCATGCCGATTGCTCCTGAGGGGTAAGTTCGTACTTGCGTTGGTCCTTCGCGGCGTTCAACTGCGCAAGGAGGTGAGGGGACTGCTCGAGGACGCGATAGGCTGCCGAGAACACGCTCTGCAGCTCCTGCATCGTTTCTGTGATCGGAATCTTCGACAGGGCGTCGTCGAGTGCCGCAGCCTGGAGATCAGCTTGAGACTTGCCATCGTTCAGCCAGGCCAAGAGGCGCCGGCCGGTATCCGGGCTGATCACTTCAGGCTGATCGAAGAGCCGGGTACGGTCCTTGGTGGACACGGCAACGTTGCCGTCGTGGAGGAGGTCGAGCACTACGGTGAACTCGTAGTCAGAGCCGTCACGCTGCTCGGACTTCATGCCAAGCTTGAGGATCTTCTTGCCTTCGCCCTGGACCGTCTCGGTCTTGCTGCGCATCGTGCAGATGATGTGCAGCGGGCTGGTCAGGATGGTGTCGACCAGCTTGCGGTGGCGCGGCGTCGTCTCGTTCCAAGCCGACCAGGTGTTGCCCTTGTAGCGCTGCTTGGCGATCGTGTCGTTGATCTCAAGGCAGCCACCGGAACCGACCCACTCGTGGGAGTAGCTGTCGATGATCAGCGTCGAGTAGCCGCCTGCCTCTGCAGCCTTTATGGCCTCGATGTACCGTTCCGGCGAGTACGGTGCGCTCAGCCCCGTGACATCGAAGTCGGTCAGGTCGGCGTACAGCGAGGCGCTTTCGTGCTCGGTATCGATTACCGCGATCGGGCCGCCCAGGCCGATGGCCAGTTGCAGCGCGGAATAGGTCTTGCCTGATCCAGATGGGCCGGTAAGTGCTAGCCGTAGCCTTGCCTGCTTACGTTCGGCTTTCTTGAACATTGGGATGCCCTCAGTTCGGTTGGTTGTCCCACTGCCGCTCAATGCGAGCGGCCTCGTCTTCGTACTCTTTGCGCTCATCGCCCTGGTACCGCTCAGGCGAGAACGCTCCGACCGTCATCCAGTCGAGCTGGGCGGCCAGGCGGGGTGTGGTGTTCATGTGGCGCCTCAGTAGGAAATGGCGATGTTGGGGATCTTGCGTTGGGCTATCAGGGTGATAGCCTGCTTGGCGCATTCCTCGGTCATGCCGCCGGCGACGAAGGCCTCTAGGGCGGAGCGGTTGATGCTGGCGCGGTGCGCCTTGTCGGCCTCGCGGGCTTCTTGCTGCCTGAGGATCTCGGCGGCAGCGGCATCGGCGCGGCGGCGCTCGTCCTCGCGGG